GTGCCTTTACTTCTATTGAGAACGGTATCCCTGTTATATCTTCGCCCTGTCTACCAGCCCCAGTAGATTCGGCATAGGGATACCATTGCTTCAACCAGTCAGCCACCACGCGTTGCGTCTTGTAGCCCCTGTGCTTGCGGTGATTAGCCATTGACGGTATGGCATTTCTCGCATTGCCATTGCAGCGGTGATAGACTAACTGTCCAAACGCCATCATCTTGGTTTGGTATCTCGTTACATAACTGACAGATCAGTAATGGCACATCGCCGTAGAATTCGATTGTGCCATCTGGTCTAGTTATCTCTACATAACCCATTTATTCAACTCCTTCCGGTAATCTCCATTTGCCTGTCTCTTTAGACATGACATACCAAATTGCTGGACATCTTTGACCTGCCGATGCGCCACGAACTTCACACATCGCGCCTTGCCATGCTTTACCTGATGCACTCACACCTTGCTTGATTACCCGTGTTCCGTGTGAGCATGTTGGTATTGGCTCTGCTTCTCCAAAGGCTTGCTGCACCATTTCGGCAGCTGCGCTGAGTGTTACAGGCTCTGGTGTTGGTTCTTTGCCAACAAATTCATCCCAGGTGTTGTTAATTGCTAAAGGTGAATTGGCAATAGTCTCGCTAGCGATGTCGTTCTTTACTCTAGCGACTTTTCCCATTTCTTCGCGGCTAGGCCTTTTGCCTTTAGCTGCATAACCTGCGTTTGCAAGTGCTCTACCGATTGCGCTAGTCTCACAATTCTCCAGTGCGCTAGTTGCATTAACGCCGCGATCAGTAATCTTCTCTTCAGCGTATCCTGTTGAGAACGCGACACCATCCGCAAAAGTCCGGTATATATACGCTTTAACAATAAATCTATCATTCGCAAAACTCTCCAGTTCTGTGTCTATGCGGAAGTCTGGAAAGTCCTTAATAAACTTCTCCAGGCGAACTTCCACTGTCTCGTAATTGTCTAGGTTAAAAGCCATTTAATACTCCTTGTGTAGTGTTGCCGTTGGTCTTTGCATACTCTATCTGTTGATCTAATGAGAAGTATGAGCCATCAGCCCACTTAGATACATCTATTGCGCAGTCATTACAATAAGAACGTTTGCGCCCATGAGACTTAGGCAGTTCGCTTGTAACTGTCCAAGCAGCTTGTGTTGTGCCTTTAGGGTTGTGTATGCCAAACCTGCTCTTGCAGTAATCGCACCACACGCCATGCTTGGCTTTAGTAAGCATCAAGATCGTTGTCGAAGTCGGTAAGTGCGATGTGTCCTGCAATCGCCATATATGAGATAGCGTCTGCGTATGAATCGTGATGCGTTGCTTGCTCAGACAAACGCGAGATTTTGACGAGTGCCATACATATCGCAACTTCGTGAGGTTCGATGCCACGATTGAGATACGCACTCCATAGTTGCGCAATTCGAATGTGATTAGCAGTTGGCTCTCCATACTGCAAACCTCTGTCATAAAGGAGTCTGGTGCTTTCAGTAAGGAGTTCATTAGCGATCATTGCGAACCGGGATGCGTAGTAATGAACGGCCAGCATGCCAACCTTCGCGCTTGCCTTTTGCGTAGCCCTTCCAGTATGCAACAAACACAACGCCTGGAGTTGCGGCTAATAACACAACTGCTTCAAAGTAAGTTAAATCCATTTGTAGCCCCTAACTTGTCCACATATCTTGTGGATTAAGTTAAGTGTGAACTACTTATAGGCTTATTTCAACCTCATACAAGCATATTTTGATAACGATTTGATAACGAAATCTTCCTCAAATCCGAGCCATTCCTCGCCGCAACAAGGCTTATCCATAGACTTTGCCCTCAAACTGGAATGAGCCATCTTTTTCAATAGGCACAGCTATTGGCAATACACGCTTACGATCTGTGTAAATAACACCAAAGCCTGCCTGCCAGTTGAACGTGCCTTTAGTGTAGTAAGCCTGGCGTGTATCCATCATATGCCCTACTTCAAAGCCTACTAATCTGGATACCTCTAAACCGCCCGAGGATTGCGTATAAGAGGATATTCCCTGCCTGTGAGTATGTCCACACACCACGCTCTTTCCGTGTCTCTTAGCGGCTTCTAAGGCTGTTATGCCCCCTTGTGGCTTGATGCTCTGCTCATCTCCATGCACCATAATCCAGTTAGTGCCTGGAATCTCGTAAGGCTTCTTGTGATACTTGATGCCTAACTCTGGTAGACGTAGAAAGTTCTCTATCTCTAGTTCAGGTGCGCCTATTAGTCCAGGCAGTCTAGTAGAAAGGGAGTTAAAGAGCCGCGCTCCGTGATTGCTGCGTGAGAGTTGTGTGATCTGTAGGTCATACATGACATTAACGCACATGTCTCGGTCTCTGCCGATTGTTTTGGAGTGTTCGTCAAAGCCTGAACTCCAGCGGCTAATAGTTTGAAAGTCCATCTCATCACCGACGCAAAGCACCTCATCAGGTTTGAACTTGCGTATGAATGTGGCCACATTTTTAACTGCTTTTGGGTTGTGAAAGGGAACTTGTAGGTCGCTTATCACCACGATTTTCAAGGTTAGTCCTCATCCTCGTCATCAAAGTAATCTGGCATGTCTGGCAACCAGTTAGGACTAGGCAAGATTGTGGCTGGATAAGTTTGTGGCGCAGTAATCATATAAAGCGCATGATCGCAGCTAAATCCTGCTCTGCGTAATGACTTGTAATACTCATTGAGTCCGATGCAGTATTGGTCAAGAGCTGAGTAATCAGTTACGTCTATTACTTTTCTTTTGGCCATAGGAAAAGTGTTACCTATCTAACATCTCTATTATGGTATCAACACGCACTTCTAGTCTATCTACTTGATCGCGTAAAGATGAGCCACCATTGGTTTTAAGTTCGCTTAGGTAATGCTTGACAAGCCAACGGACTGAGGTAACAAAGGCCGCAACAATAGTTACTAGGCTGACGCTGAGGGCAGCCCAGTCTTGCGTTTGCATTATTTCTGAATAACCAGGACAGATACTGCGTGCGTGCCAGCGGCAGCAATAGCGTAAATAGCGTTGGTGTGGTTTTGTAGCACAACTTGGTCTCCAGCGTCTATCTCATATCCATTGGCAGTAGTTACATCTGCGCCACCAATATAGATTTTGCCGTTAGTTGCGTGTAAGTGAACTTCCTCAGCTGCTGAGTCATTGGCCACGATTATAGAACGTGTTGTGGTAATTGTGTATTGTGCGCTAGAGATTGTCATTTTATGATCCTTTTGTTAGTTGTTATTTTTTAGGTGTTGCATATCCAAAGACACCGGCAAGGATTGCCCATAAAACGGCGCGATAATCAAGTGAGAAGTTGCTTGCAGCCCAAGCTGCTAAGAACGCACCGGACATAAGGAACATAGGATGTTTCATTGCTTACTCCCTAACATAGGTATTTCAAAAAAAGAACCATCCGTGTCAGCCTTACCTTTATTGAAGGAGACGTGGATATGGCTGGTGTGTGGGTTACTGCCGCTGTATTTACGCCACTTCCAATTAAGAATTCGGCTAGCAATTTTGTGGTTATGAATGACATAAGATATTCGTTTAGCAGGGTCAGACTTCGCATATGCACGAATTTGATTTGCCAGGTAGATACTTTCAGACTTGTGCTTTGTGAGGTCTGAGTCAATATCAAGGGCACGAACCCACCCCTGAGCATCAGGCGTATGATCTGATTTACTGTCATGCTTAGCATCTCCGATCCAACCGTCAGTTCTACGGTCGCGGTTCGGATACGTGTCATCTATCTGCTCGCGTAATTGGATTGCGCTTTTACTCAGGCGTGGTTTCACTTGAATACTCCGGTTGTGGAACAATCCATTGACAAGTTTCCTCATCAAAACCAATTTGATTGTCTGGTTCTGGTGCAATAAACGCATCTCGTGTTTGGTCATAAGTATATCCAACCCCAGCAAAATTCTTGCGTATTGTGCCGTTGTAACTTGTTTTAATCCAAGTTCCACCTAAAGAATTCATAAAGGCTTCACCCTCATCTGGCAAATTGTTATCACCAACAAGAACGCGAATAACAGTATTTGTGTTGTCTATTTCTGCCCAATGGCTCACTTTAGATACCTCACAATAATAACTCCTGAACCACCAGCGCCACCACTTGTTCCACCAATTCCAGAAGCGCCACCACCACCGCCAGAACCAGTTGATGCAGCACCAGAATCAGCTGTTAATTTAGTAGTGCTTCCACCGCCACCACCACCGCCAGAACCACCAGAACTTTGATATGTGCTTGGGCTTTGGCTTCCACCGCCACCACCAGCGGCGATATATCCGCCAGAACCTAAACCTGTTACCGAAAGTCCAGTTGATAGCCAAGTTGCATTTGTATATGTATTTACTCCAATGCCGCCATTTGCACCATCATCATTAGTAGGTGTAGCAGGAGTTGCGCCTGAACCGCCACCACCACCGCAGCCTCTTTGAAATAATCCTGTGCCGCCTGTGAAACCTTGTCCTGCCGTTGCTGCTCCACCAGGAGTGTTATCATAACCACCACCACCGCCAGAACCACCAGAACCAGCAGCCGTGTTTCCAGGAACTCCACCTACGTAAGTAGAACCTCTACCACCGCCTACGGATGCGGTTAATAATCCAAATTGTGAATTAACACCTTGAGTCGGTGTGCCGCTTCCGCTTGCCCCACCACCACCAATAGTGCAAGTGTAACCAATCGCTGTTAATGATTGAGAGGCAAAACCTAAAACTCCACCTGCGCCACCACCGCCGCCAGCGGCAACACCACCGCCACCGCCACCAGCGGCAACGAAAATATCAACAGTTAAAGACTGTAAAGGAGTAAAAGTTCCACTTGCAGTAAATGCGTGATAAAAGTGAGTCGCATCGCTTGTAATTGTTCCACCGGTTGCCTTTGCTTGAGGCGGTGGTTTAAGTAAAGCGGATATTATGTTACCAATCATTAGGCTACGCTACCTACAATATACCAAGTATCTGTTCCAGTCTTAATGCAAGCTGCGGTTGTATATCGTGCAACAGTAGGGCTAGCCGCTACTGCTCCAGCTGATAGAACCGTGGTTGTGCCTGAGGTAACTGCGCTGATCGTAAGTAATCCAGCACCTTTGTTTAATACTGTAATTACTGTGCCAACTGGAATAGCAGCTGTGGCATTAGTAGGAATCTTTAGGGCCACTGCTGTGCCCTTGTTCATTGGGATTAAATTTTGGTAGCTGTCATTTAGCACTAGAGTGTAATCATCTGTTTTATCGGCTTCAACGTCAAACGTAACTAAGCCGTTAAACATCGCAGCTGAGAGAACGTCTCCGGTGCTTGCTGGAAATCCTGTTGCCATTTATTACCCCTTAATAAGTCATTACTGACGTGCCGATTATACCGTATAAAGAACTGCCTATTATGAAACTGTCGATGATTGGTTCACTTGTTACAAAGGTTGTATTCCAAGTGCCTGGAGTGATTTCGTGTGCCACTCCCATACATTGCAAAGTCTTGTCAATAACTGTGCCATCTTGCCCTACGTTCTTCACACGGATGGTGTCAAAGAAATCTAGGGTTAGGGCTGCTGTTGTGCCAGCGGCGTAGTCAGCAGTGTTTAGATCAAGAGTAAGGGCATCAACCCGTAGAGTGGTCTCTGCCCGTGTTGCGGTGTAAGCCTGGGCTATATCTAAAGCCTGTGCGTCTGTCTGGACTAGCAAGTCTGTGGCTGTGTAAGAGTGTGGAAAATACTTAATCTGGCTTGCTGTGTTGTTGGCTACCTGAGCTGTGCCGCCGGCTCTAGTGATAGAAGTCTGGTTAATAATCAACTTGTCATCTAGGGCAGTAACTATGTTGCGGTATGTGATGCCTGTGCCATCATTGCTAAAGAATGTTGGATTGACTCCAGACTTGGCCTGAATAGATGCTCTGCTTAAGAACTCAGCGTTACCAGAAGGCAAGATGTAGAACGCGCCTTGCTCTGAGAACTCCATGTTCTTGATGGCTTGAAGTGATGTGCGAGCTGTGCCCGGGTCTGCTTGAACTGTGGTTGAACCTGCCTGAATACTACGCATAGATGTAGGAAAGCCGATTGTGTCGAGAATATCGGTTACACGGTTTCCTGTGGTTTCACCAGCAGTTGCGCCTGTGACGGTGGTGATGTTGGACATGTTGAGCAAACGGAAAGCATCTGCTAGTTGTATATCAACGTAGCCGATGTTTTGTTCTTTATCCCATGTGTAGTTATATGCGATTGTGTAACCTGAGAATAAGAATTCGTCATCTGCTGAAATACGCACTTTGCGCAAAGGCACTAACTTGCCAAAATAAGGCGAGGCAGGGTTAGTTGGGTTCCAATCGCCGTTCTGATCTAATACTCTTACTGTCGCTAAACCAGCCTGAAATTCCTCTTGCAATAGGTTGTAACCGCGTCTAATACTTACCTTGTTTACTTGGCTAGAAATATCTATCGTGTCAGCGGCTTGGTCTGCCAGCGTGTTAAACCCTAATAAACCTTCGCCAATTATGAACGGGTAGCCAAATACAGCTCCAGAACTAAAGTCAAAGGTAACTACTAGGGTTGGTGTTGCCACTACATGCCGCCTGCAAAACTCTGAATGGTTGAGTAATTGTTGCTATTGCCGTTGGCTGAGTTATTGACTGAGGCTACGCCAATACCGTATGCCGCAGCTGATGGGTCTATAAATATGCGTAGTTCAGTAGCGGTTAAATCGCGGTTATAAGAACTGTAACCGCCATTGACAGGGCCGCCTCTTGCATCTAGGCCAGCAAATTGAGGGTCAACAGCATCTGCTAAAGCAGCTGCGTAATCTTGGGCTAGAAGTTCAGCTGGACTTATGACAGTTGGGGTGCCTAAGGTGGCTAAACCGTTGCGTAAATCCTGCAACGCTTTCATCGCTTCCATTGCTGACTTAGCGTAATTACCAAATGGATCAACACTGGCAGCCATCATGGCAGCTAATTGAACTGAAAGTAATTCCTGGGCTAATTTGGCGGCGGCATCTGAATTGCCTAGCAGAATCTCACGTTGTAGTTTTAAGCGTAGAGTTTCATCCTCAGTTACTTTGCCTTGAAGCGCCGCAGTGTTTTGAATCAAATCCATGTTAAATACTGCATTGGCTTTATCCAGAACGGCCTTAGCCTTTGTTAAAGCATTTTGTTCTTTCTGTGCCTTAACTTGTTTCTGTGCTAAAGATGCCAATTCCTTTTGACGCTTAGCAGCTTCTTTGTCAGCCTTTTGGCGTTGCATAATAATCTTTGTGGCAGCAGGAGACATGTCTGGCATATTGCCTGAGCGTGGGTCATAAGGTGTATTTGGTTGTCTATTTTGTAAGAAATTACCAACTGTTAACTTGTCTGTAAGTTGAACAAGTTTAGTAAACCAACCAGTCATAGTGCCAAGGCCAGCCACAATATCTGCAACAACCTTAGCCATTTTTTCTATGTTAGAAGTAGCCTTGTCAATCTGGCCGCCGCCAAACGCTGAGGAAATAGCATTGACTAAACCTTGACCGATGATCTCTTTGGCGTTGTTTGACGCAATAGTTAGGGCAGCCATTTTGCCTGCATAAGTATCAACAGCTAATGCCGCTTGGCCACTAAAGGTTTTGTTTAATAAATCCTGAATTTCTTGAAATGACTTTGTAGAAAGTTCAGCCTGTGTAAGTCCGAGGTTGTATTTTCTAAGTCCTCTAAGGTTGCCAACGTATGCCTGTGATAAGTCTGTAACGGCTGTGCCTAAATCAACACCTGCCCCTGCTGCCGCGTTAAGGGCAGTTGTCATAATCTCTTTAGACTTAGTGTAAGAACGTGTAACCTGGATTAACTTGGCCATTGCAGGGCGTAGAAGGTCATCTGCGACTGCATAAGTTCTCTCTAGTCCTTGAATGAAGGATTCCACGTTTGTGGCTTCATAGGCTAAGCCTAGGTTGCCAACGGTCTGGGCTAGCTGTCGGGCTGCCTTGTCATCTTCAATAAACGCTTTTAATGATTGCTGACCATAGGCAAAAGCCTTCTGTGCGCCTAATAAGCCAACATAACCTTTTGCAAGGCTCTTTACGCTGTTAGTAAGTTTTTGGGTATCTGTAAGGGCTTTCTTAAACGCTGGTTTGCCTTTATATTCCGCACCAATACCAACTACTAAATCTACCTTAGCCACTTAAGCACCTCGCCTGTTCTTAAAGTTATTCGCTGCATTTTGCAAGGCTTTCATAACTGCTGCTGTTGCTTTGCCTTGATCTCTATTCCAAGCTGCAAACATGGCACGGCCTTGCAGTCTGCCTTCGCCTACCATTGGCCCTAAAGCCTGAGCAAAGTTTGGTCTGCTTGATTTCTTACCGCTTGGCGCACGAACACCGGCACGTTCATAGATAGCACCAATAGCCGATTTGTTACGAATAGAAGCTGCATAAGAGAAACCACGATAGTTAGGCTTGCTTGGGCTTGTGCTATATGTAATACCACGTTTAGCAATCTTTGAATCCCATGTTGGGAATCTTGCTTCGCTCATGGCTCTAGGCCGCCAGCCTGATAATGGGCTAATGGCTGGCACAAGGTTTCTAGCGGTCTGCACGATTGGCTTTAATGCCGCAGCCATTTCTTTCTGTGTTTCTTTGGCTAAGTCAGGTTCAAAGTTTTGCAGTGCAAAGCGAAGTTGTTTAACGCCTTCTATTTGCGCTGCCATTCTTCGACTCCCTCGCCCTATCTTTCATAGCCATTAAATAAGTTTTGAACATTCGCCAATCCATATCTATAAAGGATTGAGCAGGAATTCCCGTCTCTAGGCTCATTTGTGCGATGAGGTAGTGAAGGGAATCCCTAGTTAGTCCAAAGGGTCATCATCAAGAACTTCCACACGAACCAGCGAATCTATGAAGTCTCCAGGGAAAGGTTTAACAGTTTCTCCCGATCTACGGATGCACTCCCAGGCTAACCAATATACGTCAGACTGCTTCTCATCCTCACGGAAGGCTTTGTGTAAGCCTTTCTTAGCATAAACCTCAAAAGCGAACTCAATCGCTGGTGTGATTGTGTGGGTGGTATCGCTACCATCCACCCTAACTATTCTTAACTTTGCCATGTTAGCCCTTTTCTGTTAGTTGTTTAGAATGTGCCTGAGCTTGCTACAACAGTTGTGCTGTTGCAAGTAAAGGTTATATCAAATGTTGCTTCATCAGCGACTGCGCCGTTGATGTCTGGAATGTTATCAACAAGGATTGTGCCTGTGTAGAGTTTGTTTGTTGCTGATACTGCTGTTGCCTTATCTTGTAGAGCAGAGAACGCTACGGTTGTGCCGTATGCAGTTTGCAGAGTAGCAAGAACTGAACCTGCTGCTGTATCGTTTAAGAATGATACTGTGATGGTGTCAGCTGAAAGTCCGGTAACGAACTTGTGGGCTGTGTCTCCCATAGCAGTAACTTCTAATTGGTCTGCTTGGCGGTTTAATGTGAAGGCTGTAACGTGATCTGATAGATCAACTGTTGCAATCTTTAAGCCAACTTTGTTGTTTAAGAAAATTGCCATTGTTTATTCCTCGTCTTTCTTGGCTGGTGCCTTTGGGGTGGATTCAATTTGACCAATCTTTTTCAGAAAAGCCAAATCCTCAGGTGTTAGATTATTGGTCATTTTTAACTCCAACTCGTAAGAATACTCACACGTATTTCCGTTGTGAGAAGGTCTCCAGCTGTTGTATCAACTGATACCCCAGACACAGAGCCAATGTTATAGTTTAGCGTAGACGCAGCTAGTTTCGTGAATACATCAACAATAAAATCTTCCATGCTTGCAAGTGAACCTTGATTGTCAAGTAATGGCAAGTAAAGTTTTAATCTAAAGTTAGCCAAAGGTGCAATGGTTATATGTTGGTTATTGCTTGGCACAATATAAGGATCATCAGGTTCTACAACTACGCTGTTGGCCAACGGTGAGGCAGGTGGAAAAGAGAACACCTGCCATACCGCTGGATTACTTAAAGCCGTTGCAATGGTAGAACGGAGAGTTGTGACGGCAACTGTCATCCGACTAGCCCATTAGGGTTTAAGTAATTCGCAATCAAACCACGAACTCTAGCAAGTAGTGTGTTGCCCATACGATATGGTGAAGGAGTAAAGCCATCCGGTGATACGCCACCAGCATTTGAAAGTTGTCTTGATTGCCAGATGTCAACAGCAATTAGAAGGGATGCTTCTCTAATTTCTGGAACTGTAGCAAAATCTATGTTTGTGCCAGCCGCTACTGTGGCGAATGGTTGAATAGGGTTCTTAACCTGATCTGTGCCTGTGGCTGCATAGGTTATGGAATAGTTGTAAGCCGTCAAAGAATAGTTCTGGTAGTTGAGCGCAGATACCTGGACTGCGCCGTTAATCTCAGTAATTGTTTTTGTGCCGTTGAAAGGTGAACCGGCATTAGTAATAGTTACGCTTTGCCCAACATACATGCCATGAGGTTGTTGAAAGTAAAGTGTTGCAAAGTTATCTTGCAGGCTTCGAGCAGCTGCATAATAGTTGTTAAACCAAAGATGGCTCTTAATAATGTTTTCAGCGGCCTGTGCGCACTCTTCAACTACGTCATTGCTATAGAGAGAGCCTATGCCTAAAACTGTGCGCAGTTCGGCCTGTGTTACGTATGTTGCTGGCATGATTTCCTCTCTAATTAAAATTGAAGGGGCTAAGGGCTACAAAGCCCCTTCAACACTATTGCTAAGTGTGGGTTATGCAACCATCCACTTGTATGCGCCTGCTGCAACCTTAGATGCAATCGCGCCGTAGCCGTAATAAGCCACGTTGATTTGACCTGAAGCAATTACTGCTGCTTCCAACTTGAATGTTGGAGACTCATACCATGTGAATGAATCTGGGTTTGTAACGATGATTGTTCCATCGCCTGTTCCTGAAAGGTTACGATCAACGTAAAGGTTTAGACCGTTGATGTTACCGCGTAGTGATGTTGGAGATGCAGTTCCACCAGCGTTCATTGGTGCTACTGCTGTGTAGATTGCGCGGTTTGTTGAATCAACAAGACCCATGATTGCGCCCCATTGGTCTGGAGACACGATAATGTTTTGTGCAAAGCCTAGTGTGCCTGAGTAAACAGAAACTGCTGCATCTGCTACGAAGTCAAGAAGGTTAGCTGCTGACATTGTGCGGTTTCCACCGTCTGTCGCTGCTGCCGCAACTACTGTTGCTACGCGTGCGTCTGTTGCCTTTGCGTATGCAAATTCCATGTTCTTAACGAGTTCAGCAAAGAACGCTGGACTTGAACGATCAAGGATTTCAACTGAGAATGTTTGTTGTCCAGCGAACTTCTGAACTGATACTGAAAGGTATGAATCTTCCAAATCTGTGTTTGAAGGTGCTGCTTCTTCAGCTGTTACTGCAACTGTTGGAACTTGTGAAATCTTTGGGATTTCGAAAGTCATACCTGCATCTGGAAGTGTTCCACGTGAGATTGCGTCAATGAATGGGCGATCTGCGTTAGCAAGTGGGTTGATAACTTCTGTTAGCTGACGTGTTGGAACAAGTCCAGCGTTGTCTGTTGTGTTTGCTGCTGCTAGGAGATATTGACGTGCGTTGTCATCTCCGAGTTTTGCACGAACTGTGTTCTCTAGGAATTTTTCCTTTGTGAACTCTAGGCGTGGAGCAGTATACATTGCTGCTGTTACTGTTGGGCGTGAGGCTTCAACCGCAGGGGTTTCT